CCAGTATCATAGCATACCTTGTAAAGCATAATCTAGTACGTCAGAGCGTTATAAATCAATATACCGCCTTGCAAGTTTACCCCAACTTCTTAGAAGCTGAGGGAGGCAAAGAGAAGGCTGTCTGTGCTATGTCTAACCTCCTACCCTTAGAGCCTCGTCAAATTTACAATATATTAGGTAATCACTATGTAAAGTTCTGCCCTAATAAGTTTAAGTTCCCGTAAAGGGATAAGGACTACTTAGTTTTATTTTTAAAAACCGCAAAAGCAGTTCATTTCTGTGTCTAGGTCTGTGAATAACTTAGGCGCATTATCTATTATGTCTTTATCGCATATAGCCTTACTGAAATTAGTAGTTTTAGCCATTTCGATAATATCTAATGCTGATTTATTTTGACGGTAAAAGGTATATCCTTCCTCTGTACCGTATTGAGTTTCCATATTTACCCACCAATCAAATAAATTAGGATTTTCTAACCAAATAGTCATAAGCTTACGATTAGATTTTTTCCAACATACATCGCAATTACCCTCATAACTTTTTAGCCCTAAGTTAAAGCTTTGGTTAGCCCACCATTTAATAATAAACTCTTTAGTAGCTCGTACTTCAGTAGCTAGTGGGTAGTAAAACTCTCCCGTTTTGACTTTTTCCCAGTTACATCTATGCGCCTCGTCTAACCTAATACCAATAGCAGTAGTATAGTTTTTAGTAATAGATCTCATATATTTATGTATAGGGGCTTGCTTAAGTTCCCTAGTGCAATGCGGTCTACTTTGATTAGGTAGCCCGTATTTTTTTATCATTTCCTCGAACGGTTCACCATTACGGCTAGCTGTTTTAAAATCAACTATTTTATAGCCTGTACCTACCCCTTTTTCATGTATTACATCTGCCTCTAACCAAACTATATCTAACTCAAAACTCTTATCTATCTTATCTATAAACTCTAATGTTTTCTCTCTCTCTTTTCCTGTATTGGCAAAAATAAAAGTTTTAGGGGTGTTTGGGTATTTATTTTTAATATAATATGCCATAAAGCCAGAAGTAAGCCCACCGCTAACGCTTACTAATATATGAGTATCTTTATTCATAATCTATTGTTTTTAATTCGACTGCAATTTAACTATTTACTTTCATACTACCAAATATTTTACTAAAAAACTTTAAAAAATATCAATCTTATCTTATTACAGTAGGTTTTATGGGCTTCCTGTGTTCGGAAGTTAGAACTAATTTTTTAAAATGGCTAAGACCTTTACAGATTACCCTAAAGCGGCAGTAGAAAACGCTAAGAGGGCTTTAAAGTTTAGAGAGGAAACTGATAATAAGAATAGCTGTGGTACTCCCGTAGGATGGGCTAGGGCTAATCAGTTAGCCAAAAGAGAGCCTATAAGCTTAGATACTGTTAAGCGCATGGCACAGTTTAACCGACACAGACAAAATAAGGACGTACCTTATGAGCAAGGCTGTGGAGGTCTTATGTGGGATGCGTGGGGAGGTACTGAGGGTATAGAATGGGCTATAAGAAAAGTAGAACAGGAAGCACAAAATATGATTAACTACGATATTTTAAATGATGTAGTAGATATGGGCTACGAGGTAGAACGCCTTAACGCGGTACTACGTCAGGCACAGGGAGAAAGCATACGCATTAACATTGCCTCTGATGGTGGCGAGGTCTTCACAGGCTTAAAGCTTGCAGGACTTATCGAAGCGTATGAGGGAGAAACTGAGGCTAATATCTATGGGCTAGCTGCGTCTATTGCGACAGTTATAGCCTTAGCTGCTGATACGGTAAAAATTAACCGTTTCGGCTTTTTTATGATCCATAACGCATGGGGCTTTTTTAAAGGCAATAAGGAGGAATTACGCAAGCAAAAGAAAGTACTATCACAGATTGACAAACTACTAGCAGACCTTTATACTAACAAGATAAAGAAAGTAGGTAAGTTAATTGACGGCAGCGAGGAAGCGACTAGATCAAAGATTACCTCTATGATGAGTGCGGAAACGTTCTTAAGTGCTGCTGAGGCTATCGAGATGGGTCTAGTAGATGGTTATATAAGCGAGGAAGACGAAGATAACGACCTACAAAACAAAGCTATTCAAAATGTTCGCCAAAAGGCAACCTATTATAATAAATTACCAAATCAATTATTAAACGACATGGACGATAACAAAACGTTTTTCGCTCGTTTGTGGGCTGCTTTAGGCTTTACTAAGAACGATGCAGAAGAGGTACTAAACACTTTGCCAGAAGCTCAGAAAACTGAGGAAGTAGAAGACATCCAAGCTAAAGCGATGGAGGAAGATAAGGAAGAAAAAGAGGAAAAGAAAGAAGATCCTATGAAAGCTATGGAGGAAAAGCTTAAAGCGATGGAAGAGGAAAACGAAGAACTTAAGAAAAAGCTTAAAGCTATGGAAGAGGAAAAGAAAGCTGCTGAAAAAGCTAAGAACGAATTAGAGGAAAACATCGCTAACTCTGTAGTGACTACCAAAGCAACTACCTCTACAACTAAAAAAGACTCGCCTTTTTCTGCTGAATTGCAAGAGAAGTTTAACGAGGCTTTTAAAAACGTATTCAAATAAGATCGAGAGTCGATCTAATTCTATAAATCAAAATTATTTAACAAAATGGCTTTTAATCCAAATAACAAAATTAAGGATTTCTACAGTCGTACCAATAAGTTAGCTAACGACTCTAACGGTCTTAAGATTAGTGCAGAGCGTCAATACTGCGAGCAATTGCAGATTGTAGGTGACTTTGTGGTAGACTCAGGTGCTAATACAGTAACTTTTACCCCTGCTGCACCTACTGATGCCTACGACTTCCGTTATTTTCAAGTGGTTATCATTGACGAAAGCGGTAACCATGCGTCTAGTACAGGTGAGGGCGTAATCGCTTCTTTAGTTGTAGATACTACAGCTTTGAACGTTAACCAATCATGGCAGTTAACTCTATACGCTTCTGACGATAAAGAGGTATTAACTGAGTGCGGTTGTAAGACCTTTGGTCAAATCGAAATTGCTGCACCTTCCTCTGATCCTACAGTAAGCGTTAATACTGTATTAGAAGATGCTCAAGAGATCGCAGTTTTCCAAGCTGACGGTTCTACGGCTATCGCTGACGGTGGTGCTGCTTATGCTTTAGGTTCTTATCCTGCTGGTGGAGGTTCTGAGGCTCAAAGCTTCGTAATTAAGAACACAGGCGAACACGTACTACAAGTATCTAATATCATCTTTGCGGCTGACGTTGATGCTGTGACCTTTACGCCTATCGTTTATGTTTACCCTAACCAGACTGAAACTATCGCTTTCACTATTGATACTAGCGGTGGTGCAGGTGCTAAGACAGGTTCTTTAACTATTACTAGCGATGATCCTGCTAATACTTCTTTCGTGGTTAATGTAAGCTTTGACCTAGTATAATCTAATTTGACAACTAACAAAATTTAATAAATATGCCTAGTGTAAATACAGGAGAATTGAATTTAAATATTCAAGGTAGCGAGGCTTCAAAGTTGCTACTTTCTCCAATCTTTTTCGAGGATAGTGTGCCTGAGTTGTTCGAGGTTATGCCTATGGTCAACTCTGAGAAAAAAATGGCTTACGCCTCTGTAATGAAAAATGTATTACAGCGTTCAGTATCTTGTGGTCTACGTCCTAAAGGCGAGGTAGAACTATACGAGCGTTGTATCAATACTGACTTAGTAGCGGTTTACGTTACTCAATGCTTTGACGAAGCGTTAAACCTAGCTTATCAGTCAGCACTTAAAACAGGTGCAGATATTAGCGACTTGACAGGTACTATCTTTATGGAAATCCTTATCCGTAGAGTACAGGAAGCTATTAAGAAAGATGTTGAAAAATTGGCTTTCTATGGTGACAAAACAAGTGCAGACGCAAATATCAACTTAACTGATGGTATGTGGGTTTACATCTTCGACCTAGTTGCTAAGTCTCTTATTCCTTACGTAGATACTAATAGTGGTGCGCCTCTTACAGCAGGTGACGGTATCGACATTTTGGAAGCTATGTACGAGAATCAGACTAACGAACTTAAAGCGGTTGCACCTGCTGAAAAGATCTACTTAGTATCTACTGACTTGTACTTCCAATATGTTAAGGACTTAGAGGAAGGTTCTATCAACTCTGAGGCTTATACTTCTAATATCGAAAACGGCGGTCGCGGCTCTCGTTATCGTAACATCGAAGTACGTCCTATGTGGGATTGGCAGCAGTACGCTTTAGACTTTCAAGGTACGGCAGATGCTCACCAAGCTATCTTAACTACTCGCGATAATATGGTAATTGCTACAGACGTACAGTCACCTCAAAACCAATTGCAGGTATGGTACGATATGGACAGCGAATTAAATAAGATTCGTACTCGTTTCCGTTTCGGATTTAACTACAAGTTGGAAGAGTTCTTAGTAGCTGCATTTTAATAACCACCTAAACACTTTATAATATGAGTTTTTGTTTAACAGGCGGTATTAGCGGCAACTGTACAGAGAGTTGTGCAGGTGGTATCGGTCGTGTATATATCGCTGCCTCTGAGGCTTTAACAGCAGTAACTACAGGTGGTGCAGCAGGTGAGGTAGATAGCCTTACTATGTCATTAGCTCCCGTAGGTGTATTTTTCGAGTTCGAATTTTACCAAGAAACTGCGGCATTTACTGAAACTTTGGAACGTCCACAGGGTAACGCTTCTGTAGTATCTTCTTTGACAGGTACTCTTATCTGTAGATCACAGGAGAAACGTAATGCTATTATGGAACTAGCTAGCTGTTCATGCGGTCTAGTTGTTATCCATGAGGAAGCAAGCGGAAAGCGTTTTATTTGGGGATTAACCAAAGCGTACTTAGATACTTTAGCTTTCGGCTACAACGCACAGCTAGTAAGCGGTGAGGGTGTATCTGGTGCAGTAATCACAGACAATAATCAGGAAACTATCACTATTGAGGCTAAATCTGCGGCTAAGGCTTTGGAATTAGACTCTACTGTAGTTATCCCTGTATAATATCCCGTCTATTCATGCTCCCATTTTAAGGGGTGGGATTTTCCTACCCCTTTTTTAAATTAACTGTATATGTTTAGAGTAAAGAAAGGCTATAGCGGTAAAGTATCTACTAAAGGTTATTTAGGACTAATTAAGGAAGCTCCACAGGAAGTATTAGAGCATCTTTTTCATATTGGTCATAAGGGCGTAGAGGAAGCACCACAGCCAAAGAAGAAAGCTAAAAAGAAAGTAGATAAAGTTATTGATAATAAGGAAGGTGAAGACCTACCAAAGATAGAAGAGTAATATGCCATTACAAAAAGTGGAAGATAATAAGGCGGCTAATGTCTTTGCGTATAAGGGCTTTGATCTTTGTAACATTCCCTATACACAAGATGACATATTTGCAGAACCTACACAAAAGAGGTTAAGCGAAAATACTTTCTATGACTATGTACCTTTGCTTACTTTCGGCAACGATGTACTAGACTCCTTATACCTCATCTCATCGAATAGCCCTACTGTTAGCCGTATCATTACGCAGAAAACAGAATATACTACAGGGGCAGGCTTTGTAGCACTACCTAAGGCTAAGATGCAGCCTTTATCTATTGTAGCTAAAGCGAGAGGCGAAAGCACAGAGGTAGACATAACACAGGCGGAAGCACTTAACGACTTTATGTTAGAAGTGAATATGCAGGGTGAGACCTTAGAAGATGTTACGAGAAAGATAGCTAACGAGCTATGGTCTTTCGGTAACTGCTTTTTAGAGGTCTTCTATACGTCTACAGGCTTATGTCAGATTAGAGTACTAAGTACCTACCTTTGTAGACCTAAGAAGGCGGCAGAAAATAAGCTCTATCCCGAATATATAGGAGTATCTGAGGACTGGCAAGAGGATTACGTAGAAAGTACGGACGTAGTAGACTACCCTATATACCCGAAATTTGAGAATATTAACGGGGCTATGCGTTCGATAGTTCACTTTAAGATAGATGCCCCTAACTTATACTATTGGGGGCGTCCTGAGTGGATAGGGGCTAAAATTTGGGGAGAGCTAGAATACCGTATAGCCAAATGGAATCAAGCTAAATTTGAGAACGGCTTTACCCCTTCCGCTATTGTCTCCTTATTTGGTATGACTAACAGCGAGGAAGCAGGCGAGGTAGTAGAGGCTATGAAAAGCTGCTTTACAGGCACAGGCAATAACGCTAAGATGTTTATTCAAGCCCTTAGAGATGAGACCTACAAAGCAGACGTAAATATCTTGAATAATCAAAATGAGGGAGAGTTCGAGCTATTAGCCAAGCTCGTTACGGATAAGATCGTAACGGGTTTTGGTACGCACCCTTCCTTAGTTGGTGTAGCTACCGCAGGAACTTTAGGAACTAACCAACAGATTAGAAGTGAGTTTGATATATTCTTTAGGGGTAATATTAGACCTATGCAGCGTAGAATTATGTCTAAGCTTAATAAGGTCTTAGATACTATCTCAGAGGTTAAAGGTAATGCGTGGAATGATATAGCCTTAGACCTTAAGAAATTAGCACCTGTAGGCTTTGAGGGTGACTTAGAGGTAATGAAAGTGCTAACAGTTGACGAGATGAGACAGGAACTAGGTAAAGAACCATTAAATAACAATACAATAGCTGAATAATGGATACACTAATAAAAGCGCAGGAGGTTGTTAATGATGGTATCTTTAGACCTGCACCCTTAACTACACAGTTCGACCCTAACTTAGTTAGCCCGTTCATAGGTCTAGCTGAGGAAGCTAACGTAATACGCATACTAGGACAGGACTTATACGATGATATGGTAGCTAATCAAAACCCTAATGTATCTAACTATAATCCTAATGCAGGGGCTTTAGTACAAAAGTTCCCATCTAACCCAAACTACGAAACGCTTTGGACTAAATTTCTGTTAAGATATGAGGGCTTAGTAGTGTATCAATATGCTTTACCTTTTATCGGTATGCAGACGACTCCACAGGGCGTACTACTCAATAATACAGAGTATGCAGATAACGCAGGCTTAGAGGGCGTAAAGTTCTTACAGACGACTATACAAAAGCATATAGACGACTTAGAGCCTCTTATCAATACGTTTCTTTGTGATAATAAAGGAGATTACCCAGAATTTGACTCAGAAAAAATGTGTGACGAGTGCTGCAATGACTGTACTAGCGACTCTTATAGCTACTGCGGCTGCGGTTACTCATTGAACTATAACAAGCCATGCCCAAGCTGTAAGAAGGGGCGTAATTCAAGCACTAAGATAATATTCTACTAATGAAAATTGTAAGAAAGGAAAACGGAAACGTACTACTAACAGACGATAGCGGTAACACCATTAAGCGACTGCCTGAGTATGCTGTATTAGAGTTGAAATCAGATAGAGAGGGCGAGTTTGTGAGGGTAGCTTATGGTCATCAAAATAAGCACGACATATACTCTAATCAGATAACAGCGACACAGGTAGAGCCTGCTGCTGAGGTTACTTTTAACGGTACATCACAGGACTTACTAAATTTACTTAGTACCTCTTTTTTTTTTGAGGTAAGTAGTACAGGTGGTGAGGCGGTAGTATTCCAAGAACAAGACGATACAACACAAACAACCTCTGCAATTTGGGTCAATCGTCACACATTTAACGGAGAATTAGAAGCAGGCACTTATCAGATAGACAGCTATCAAGACTTAGGCATTACAAACTTAGCAGGAAGCTTACAAAATGGTATTTTTATAGATACTGTTTTAACGGCTGTTAGGGGGCAAGTCTTCCAACTATTAGAGGGTAAACAAATCTTAAATAGATATATTTATGTGCATGGTGGTGGTACTGTTCAGATAGATGCTGCATTCCGAAGATTTACAGCGGCTACCTTTGCTGAGTGCTTTTTTTCTAACTTAATTATCAAAAAAATAGGATAGATGCCAAGTTATAAAATAGAAAAAGATAGTATTGCAAGATATAAGAACTTTGATACTTTAGAGCTTGCGCAGGCTTATGCTGATACTTTAGGGGTGGGCTTTATTGCTACTCTTGAAAATGTACAAGACTTCCCCCCTTTTACTAGGACTCTTGCGGATGATATGAGATTTAGTAAGGACTTATACGATAGCTTTGTACAAGGGAATAGAGATGCAGAAATAACGCCTACTGAGTCACAGGAACTAATTACTACTTTAAGCACTTTAAAGGCTTTAG